GACCGTCAGCACCGTCTTTACCGTTGAGACCGTCAGCACCGTCTTTACCGTTGAGGCCATCAGCACCGGGTATCGTAGACCGCTCTTCAACTGTTTTAAGACGTGCAAAGATTGGCTCGAATTCCCGTTTCAGATAACCATGCACACCTTCTATGAATTTTTCTATATCTAACACGAGGCAACCCCTTTGCTATTAAGTAAGAATAAAGCTTTAGCAGTGTCATCAATCTGAGGAGGTGGAGGAGCAGTACTTTCCCATGGGTCATTCCGATCACGCTCGTCCAGTGCCGCCAAAGAGTAATTCTGCTGTTGAAGGTACGGAGTGTCACCGCCCTTGACCGGAAGTAGAGAAAACCGTTGTCGGCCCTCGTTCGGAGACATTATACCGGCTTTGACACCATCGGCTGCAGTGGTCATTTTAAGCCTTGTGTCCATCCGCATGAGGTCATCAAGATCAAACTCGGTACGGTATTTGACTGGAAGACCCAACCCATCATCAAGCAGTTCTTCAACACTCTCTATCAACGTTTGGAGACAACCGGAGTAGTAGATTCGGTCCAGGACTTCGGCGTTATCGTAGGTCGGCATAGGACCAACGAAGACTTTATAAGGGGGAACTTTAAATACTGAACAAATCTTCTCGTCGGACCATTTCAATTGATCAATGAGCTGTGAATCCACCGCAGTCATAGTGAATGGTCTAAATTCCAAACCATCCCCGGCGACCGCAACCTTACCTAGGTTCTCCCCGCCGTATTTCGTGTGCCAGTCAGTTTTTAGTCTCTCTGCTACGTCATTCGAAATAGCTCCAGGCGCAGTGAGCATCCCGGAAGGCATAGCAAAATTACCAAAAAATTTGGCACTATTATTCTGAATATTCAAACCCTGCTGAGTGGCCAAGGCGGCCGCATAAAGTGGAGAAATCCCGACCAACGGGTGAAATAGACAATTGAAACGATCATGAATTATTTCACTGGCCGGAACCGCAGGAAAGTCTCTTTCCAGGGTTGCTATATTGTCTCGGTTGAGCGCGTAAAACACTTCACCATTGTCAGCCACAAGGGGGGTGACCTTGAGCGGGTCCAGAATATAAAGGGCTTTGACCATATTACGATTATCGCGAACCTTTAATGCATAGGTATTACCGTGGCTCAATTTACTGATAACCCACGCTTCGATAAATTGTTTTCTGGTCTGATAATGGTTCGGTTTCCTGAAAACCGGAGAGAACGCGGCGCTTTCGGTTTCGGCCCAAACACCTTGTGTGAGTTCGGTAAGACGCAACCCGAGTTTACCCATATCCCCGGCTATCTGAGTGACACAGGCATAAAAGGTCGGGTGCTTGAAAGCACTGTCAACACTTACTTCAGTGTTGGTCTGCCAGGCCCCCATGAAGGACTCAACAATGGTTATCCATCCTTGATTGTTCGCGGGGGAAAGGGCTTTCTCAATCTTCGGTGCGATTAACTTCTTGACCCATTTAAACATCTTCGGCTGTCATATCCCGGCGGGCGTACTTACGGCTACGTTTGCGCTTAACCTTCTCCGTCTCAACGACGAGAGGGGTGGTGCGTTCAACTTTCTCCACCGGTTCCGTTTCAACAGGGGTGGGGGTAGACGTTGCAAGAGTGGCTTTACCGCAAGCGATAAGTACCCTTCTGGTATTCACGCTTCTTACCTCAAACTCATCACCCGGTTGAATTGTCTTACCAAGGTGGGGAATTCTGGTCTTTGCTATCAACTTTGTCATGTGTACCTCTTGATTACCCGGACCCGTCGGTGTGGCTTGACGGGTCCGGGAGGGGGTTATGAAGCGGTGGTAGTAGTTGCTGCTTCGATTCCGCTATAATCTGCGGTATCAACGAATTGTACAACACCACATCGGCGTTTCTGGAAATTGATCGAACGCACGACTTTAATGGCAGTACTTTCCGTCTGGAACATAGAAACCGTCTTCTGTGTTGCCGCAGCAGGAGTAACCGAGTTCATCGCCGGATTGTCCGCCATCTCGATCACTGCCTCACGACTGATGGAAATCTGAACACCGGTATCACCGATGCGCCAGATGTCGGAAGGCTTGAGCAGGATAAGGTCACCTGCACCAACGCTATCACCAGTTACAACAGGATCACCAAGGAGGGTTCCCCCTGTTTGATTGATCCCTGCGAACTCAGCGATACCCAAAGCGTTGGTCAGCAGTTGGATCTGTTTGGCCAAAGAGGGGTTCATGACGAAAGTCAGACCGCTGGAATTCTTTGCGGTGATAAACGGTGCATAAAGAGCGGCCACATCGGCACGAAGAGCAACGCTGTCAGTACCGTTTGAAGTGATCGGTACCAGGGTACCAGCGCCACCAGCTTTGCAAGTGTCATAGAGCATGCCACCAGGAGACACACCAGCGGAAGCGGCAGCGTTACCCAAGAACGTACCATCAACCTTCTGACGACTCGCTTCTTCCAAAGCATCCCGAACCAGCATTTCAGCAGACGGGGAAGAGTCACGAAGTACTTCATTGGTGATGATAGCCAACGCTGCAACCTTAAGAGGGGTCAAGGTAACATCAAGGAAGGTCATGGAGGTAGCAGGAATAGCCGCACCTTCACCTACCCAATACGCGGTACCGATAGAATCCTGACCTTTGATAGTCACATTGGCTGGAACGGTACGCAAAGGCAGTTGATCAAATACCGTACGTGCTTTGAGAAATTCGATAAAATCGCCATTATAGCGAGCATCGGCGGCAACCAGCTCGGAGGCCCATGTAGATGTCCCGGAATCAGCGGCGCCGACATCGGTTTTAAGAACATCAATCAACATTGGACTGTGGTTGCCCCAACGTTTCTGAGCGATGTTAATCGGGTTGGTGTTATCAATATTGGCAAGGGCCTTGGCGATTACCATACGGACGAAGTTCTGTCCTTTAAAATCCTCGTCTTTCTCAGTTCGCTTGATAATGGTGGGTCCACGACTGATCGAACCGGATCGTTGATTGTGGCCTTCGACGGGTCGAGCGGTATTGACGACATTCATGCACTCTACTTTTTTCATGCGAATGTCGCTGTCGAGCTGTTTTACATCTACTTCCAGCTCATCAAACTCGGCTGCTTCAGAGTCGTCGTAACTTCTGTTCTCAGATTTTACCAGATCGGTAATCTCGCTCATTCGGGCGGATTTTACCTGCCGCGCTTCGAGAAGATCGGCCAATTGTTCATGTATAGTCTTCATGTTGTTCCTTCTGTTGGATTGGCCCGAAACGCCGGGAAGATTTTTGGTTAAATGGCCTGACGCGGCCAGGATTTGATAATCGAACGACTTCACAGTAGTGATCGTCGCTTCACTGTTTGCCGGGATGGTTACAGCGCTTAGCTCCAACCACGCCCATTTGGAGAATCGATACCCTTGCGACCCTTTAATACCCGAGCCCTCAAGAGCACGGAATCCGATAGAAAGACCACGGACAAGACCGGATTTAATAGACTGCCAGGCTTCATCAAGCCGGTCTTTTAGGGTTCCGGCGTCGGGGATACTGGTTACCGTTCCTTCTACCTCAATACCACTCTTTGTAACTCTGGCTCCGGTTATGTGCCCGATTGGCTGGAGTGCGTTATGCTGCCACAAGAAAGGGATGGGGAGCGTGAACTGTGCACCTTCCGACTCCACGATATCCCCTGTACGATCAGTTGTAGGGGTGGTAGCAATCCCGCTAAAGGTACGCTTGTCTTCGTTAAAGCTTTTGATATTAAGGACAGAATACATCCGGGGCGGTGTGGTCATATCTATCTCCAAAATAAAGTTGTATATCCCACCGTTTACAGGAGGGTGATACAAATTGCAAGAGGAAGGACGGGTTAGGGAAGAGATAGGAGGACAGGAGCGGACATTACGGACATTTCCAGGTTCGGGGTAAAAATAATGAAAATAGTTGTTGACGAGGCCGTTACAAGGGTGTATACGTATAATCAATGGATAACAATTAACCAGGAGGAGCAGATGGAGAAACGAATACCAACTGCGGAGATGGCGAAACGATTCGGAGTACAATCTGACACTCTTCGTAGAAATTTATGTAAGAGTGGTCATTTTCTCGGGGTAAAACCGATAAAGATGCCAAATGGCAGATTGCTATGGCCGGATGTATGGCCGGAAACAATCGTGAAACAGGAATAAACCAGGTAAGGCACGGCTAGGCGTGGCACGGCATGGCGTGGCAGGGCAAAGCGGGGCATGGCAAGGATTTTAGCGGGGCCTGGCGAGGCTAGGCATGGTTTGGCAATGCGGGGCAAGGCAATGCAAGGATTTTAGCTCGGCATGGTAGGGCTAGGCATGGCTGGGCAGGGCCAGGCGAGGCGTGGCGAGGCAAGGTAAGGCAAGGATTTTAGCGTGGCGCGGCGGGGCGTGGCGCGGCGGGGCAAGGTGAGGCAATGCAAGGATTTTAGTGTGGCCAGGCAGGGCAGGGCGGGGCGTGGCGCGGCAAGGCA